GATAATATGAATTTTCCTAATTTACAAGATTTACATTGTGATAGTAATCAATTAACAGCGTTACCTGATAATATGAATTTTCCTAATTTACAATATTTTAATTGTTTTAGGAATCAATTAACAGCATTAACTAATAATATGATTTTTCCTAATTTAATAGATTTTAGTTGTGATAGTAATCAATTAACAGCGTTACCTGATAATATGAATTTTCCTAATTTAATAGATTTTAGTTGTAATAATAATAAATTAACAGCGTTACCTGATAATATGAATTTTCCTAATTTACAAAGATTTAGTTGTTCTGATAATAAATTAACATCATTGCCGGATAATATGAATTTTCCTAATTTACACTCATTTAGTTGTTCTGATAATAAATTAACATCATTACCTGATAATATGAATTTTCCTAATTTAAAACATTTTAATTGTGTTGATAATAAATTAACGTTTCTACCTGACAATATGAATTTTCCTAATTTAAAAGAGTTATATTGTTCAGGTAATGAATTAACGTTTCTACCTGATAATATTAATTGTCCTAATTTACAAGAATTAATATGTGATGATAATCAATTAACAACATTACCTGACAATATGCATTTTCCTAATTTACAAGAATTAATTTGTTATAATAATAAATTAACATCATTACCTGATAATATGAATTTTCCTAATTTACAAAGATTTGATTGTTATCATAATTATTTAACGTTTCTACCCGATAATATTAATTGTCCTAATTTACAATATTTTAATTGTTCAAGTAATCAATTAACGTTTCTACCAGATAATATGAATTTTATTAATTTACAATATTTCGATTGTAATTATAATCTATTAACATCGTTACCTAATATGAATTTACCTAATTTACTAGAATTGTATTGTTCTAATAATAAGTTAACATCCATACCTGATAATATGAATTTACCTAAGTTACGACGATTTAATTGTTCTGATAATAAATTAACATCATTACCATTATGTATTTTAAATTTTAAAAATCTTCAGGTATTTACAAATTGCACAGTTTATTGATAGAATAAAAAATAAAAAAAATAAAAAGAGAGTGAAAGATAGAGAAAGAAGAAAGATTAAATTGTTAGCTCAAACTGATGCAAATAAAGTGTGTGTATATATTATTTGTACATTAACTCGGTTCTTATAACATATTTAATACCACTAATTAATTTTGGAACTTCATGTAAAATATTTTGATCCATTAAACAAATTAATCCTATTTTTGGAGTTATTGAAATGTCATTTTCATTTTTATCATCAATTAAAAATTTGGTGTTTCCACCTTCGTAATCATCATTAAGATAAATAAGTACTGTTATTAATGATATTTCATTTTTATCATTTTTATAATGTTCATCGGTATGTTTTGCGAAATGATCCCCATTATTATATTTCAAAAATCTAAATCTTGGATTAATTTCACAAAATTCCATATCATTATATTTATTTGGAATTATGTGAGCTATTCTTTTATACAATATTTTAGCAAAATCAATACTATCAATGATACATCGTAATGATTTTCTAATTTCTAAAAAATAATGTTCTTTTTTATATTTATCAGTATATGAACTTGCTTGAACAAATCCAACGTTTTCTGAATAAATAATTAAATTGCTACATTCTTCATCTGAAAAAACATTATTTATTAATGATAAATGTAAATTGTTACAATTTATTTTTTCACATATCAAATAATTATAGTTTTTATTTTTCTTGTTTTTCAAACCTAAAATAGTATCCATATTTACTTTAATTTAAAGATTATTCTTTATATATAAAAACTAAATTAAAGATTTATATATAAAAACTAAATTTTATTGATAGAATAAAAAATAAAGATTAAATTGTTAGCTCAAACTGATGCAAATAATGTGTAAATAAATGCTTTAATCTTCAATTAAATAACGACTAGAAAATAAATTATCTTGTTTTATAACTTTGCCATCGCTTGATAATAAATATTGAACGACATAAATATATTTACCTTTAAATTTATCATCATTATTCAGTCTCTCAATTAATCTACCTACAAATATAAGTGTTTCTTCAAATTCATCTGCCATAATTCCATCTATATCAGTTTCTCCAATTGTAATGAAATAAGCAGTTTTATTTATTGACATTATAATTTATATGTTTTATAACTTTATACTTAAATACCCAATAATTTATGCGTAAATTATATAAAATTGAAATCTTTTATTTATTAAATAATAAATAAAGAAATGGATAAAGAACAAACATTGACCGAATTAATTAAACAAAATAATTCTGGTCCACGTATAAATTATTCTGGTGATTACGTGCCGAGAATTATAATTACTCCAACTAGACAATTGGTTGTACCTGACTCAGTTGTAATTTGTTCAATAACACACGAAAATAACAAAGAAGACCTAATAAGTCTCTCCAATATTTGTAAAAAAAATGATGAAGAACCAGATAATTGGTGGTTTTGCTCAAAATGTCACAGAAAAATTATAGATGGTGAATATCATAAAAAATATTGTAATTCAAAAAAAGAAAAACATAAACATAAATTGACAAAAGACTATACTAAACAATTTGTAAAAGATGGACGTTGTTTTCGGTGTGGAAAAAAAGACCATTATATTTTAGATTGTACGTATCCTTTTTAAAAAAATATAATAATTATATAATGAAAATTCCAATTCGATATGTACCCACTAAATTAACGAGTGCGGATAAACAAAAACAAATTGCTATGATATTAAAATCGAAAAAAATGTATAAACAACACAAATATTATACCCGCAAGCCTATCACCTCTTACAAAAATAAAACATCAAAACACGTTTTAAATGCTCGTAAAATATACAATATTGAAAATGTGATGCCGAATAAAGAATTGGCACTTAAAACGGGATGTACAATTGAGGCATTAAAGGAAATTGTAAAACGAGGCGAGGGGGCTTACTACTCTTCGGGCTCGCGGCCAAACCAGACAGCTCAATCGTGGGGATTGGCTCGTTTGGCAAGCTCTTTGACCGCAGGAAAAGCCGCAGCCGTCGATTACTCTATCCTTGATAAAGGATGTAATCACAATGGAAAAGCGTTCGTATTAGCGAATAAATCAAGAGAAAAATATAAATACGGGCATTCAAAAACAAAAAAATCAGTGTTTAAAATTAAAAATGTGTAAATGTTTTTATAATGGTATATAACACATATATTTAGAATTGTCATAAGTTACATCAAATTCTTTTGGTAAATCGTGTTTGTCCCATATACATTTAGAAAAAAATCTAGCTAAATATCCATCATAATGCCCACATTGTAATTTTACTTTTTCATTCCATTTTGGATATGTTCTATTTAAATAATCATAATAATTATTAGGCACAAATATAGGTATATTACCGTACATTTTTATTTTTAATGGAAATAACTCATTTTCTTTAAAATATTCTTTTTTAAAAGCATAATTTATTATAGAATAATTATTATTTTTGTATTTATTTTTTTCAAAAATCATTATATCAATAAACGTATTACAATTATATTTTTTAAATTTATAACCATAATATGTTGATTTAAAATAATATGTATCATTTTTATAATTTTTTATTTTATGTTCATCTTCAATTAATACACCTATATCAATATCATCGTCAGTTGGCATTAATCCACCATTTCTCTCTACTCCTAATAAAGAGCCTCCTATTAAAAAATAACGTACATCATTTTTATTTGAAAATTTTATAAATTCTTGTAATAATTCTTTTAATTCTTTTAATTGTGTTTTATTTAAAGTTAAATGGTTGTAATTACACTGGGTATATGGTTCACTAATTTTACTTGTTTTTATTATTAAAAATACGAGTATTATTAAAAATATTATTAAAATATTTATGTTTTTAAATATATTATTTTTAATCCTCATTATAGTTATATGAGAATTTATTGTAGTGGTGTCTATGATTTATGTCACGTAGGACATATGAAATTTTTTGAATATGTATCTAATTTATATCCAAATTCCACACTTATTGTAGGAGTTCATAGTGATAATGATACAGAATCGTATAAAAGAAAACCTATTATAAATGAAAAAATACGTTATGAAACTTTAAAATATTGTAAATATGTTGATAGTATAATTGAAAATGCTCCTTTACAAACAACTAAAGAGTTTATGATAACACATAATATTGATATGGTCGCAATATCTGAAGATTATATAAATGATGAAAAAAACTTTTTTTTTCACCAAGGAGCATTCGAATTAAATAAATATGTTTATATTCCTCGAACAAATTATATTAGTACAACTAATATTATTTCTTTATGTAAGGATAACAAGTAAATAGTTGTATATTTTGTTCAATTATATTTATAAATTTATCCATACTAACTGAATTACCAATCGTTACTCTTACAAAACCACTTTCATATTCTTCTTTATTTCTTATAAGTATTTTATTAAATCTTAATATTTCAATTAAATCATACATTTTATTACCAACATAAAAAAATACGAAATTAGCATAAGAATAAATATAAAAAATTTTATTCTTATCGAATACATTATAAAGTTTGTTTTTTTGATTATTCATTTCTTTAATATTATTTATATAATGTGATATATTTTGATATACAAAACATCCACATTCAGTTGAAAGATAAGATAAATTCATAATATAATTTTTATTCATTTCTTTTATTCGTTCATCACAACTTACAACATATCCTAGTCTTATTCCAGCTAATCCATATGCTTTTGAAAATGTTCTAGTAACTATTAAGTTAGAATAATTATTTACTATTTCTATACAAGAAGACGCATCTGAAAATTCTATGTATGCTTCATCAACAACAAATAAACACTTGTATTTAACTAAGCATTTTTTTAAACACTCAAAATTAATAATACTACCTATTGGATTATTTGGATTTACTATATAAACCATCGAGTTTTCATCTATATCATAATTTTTTAAATAATCGTCTATATCATAATCATTTTTATGAATATCAAACGGTATTAATGTATAATCTTTTACTAAAGAAATAAAATAGTTATAGGTTGGTACAAATATAAATATTTTTTTGTTATATGTTTTTGTTATTAATTCTAAGCTTTCGTTTGAACCAGCGTTTAATATAATATTAGACTCGTTTATTTTATTATAATCTGTAATGTGGTTAATTAAACTTTTAAATGATTGAGTAGGTACATAATTTGTAAATAAATATGATTTATTTAAAACAGTATACATATTTTCTGGGTGTTCAAAATTACTTTCATTAAGGTCAAGACACGTATAACAGTTAATATTTTCTATTTTATTTTCATTTCGTCTATTCATTATAATATTATTTTATAATAAATATATTTGATGTTTATATATAATGGACGCTGATAATTTGGAAGAGCCTGTTGTTGAAAATGTTGTTGTTGAACCACCTATTGTTATCGATGAAACTTTTGTTGAACCACCTATTGTTATCGATGAAACTTTTGTTGAACCAACCATTCTTATTGATACATCTATTCCAAAATCATTTATTGAAAATAATATCGACCCCGCTATTTCAGAATCATTTATAAAAGAACTTTTTATAGAAATGGTTGATATTAAAAGTCCTGTTGTTGAAGAATCCCCTATTGTTGAAAATCCTATTTTAGATGAAATCGACATTTCAAATGAAAATCAACTTCAAGTTGTAATACAAATATCAAATGTGGATACAAGTGTACACGATACAAGTTTACACGATACAAGTATAAATGGTACACATTTAGAAAATACAATTGAAACTAAAAAAGGAATTGACCAAGACACATTACAGCGATTGAGTGTTGGCGTCCAAGTTTGTTTAGAATTGTATCGTGTTATAACCAGTTCATTATTAATATTGTTTGTACCTCAAATTTGTGAGGACCATATATGTACGACTACAGAAAACCTAGTATGGGAAACAAACACATATAATACTGCGTTGTGTTTTAATTTTATATCAATGGCGTGTTTAGTCAATATGTATTATATGGAATTAGTGAGAGAGAATAGAATGATTAAATATCTTGCGGTTAATCCTGAATTGGCTAATGACAACGACGGAGTTGGTGAACAATTAGAATTATTGTCAATGAATAAACAAAACAAAATTTTTTCAATAAATAGGTATTATAGATTATCTTCCTATGGAGCTGCATCAATATATCTATTGAATGTTTTGTTGTCTGCTGTCGCTGTTAACAAGTATTACGCTGGCTCACAGACAGTGTCAACATTTGTGACGTACGTTCTTTTTATGGCTACAAAATTTGCTAGTGTACATTCACTCGTTTCAACTGAAAAAAATATATTTTATTCGGCTTATTTAATCGGCAAAATTCAGTATAACGATGTTGACAATGATAATAAAATTACAAAATAATTATAAAATGGTTTTAATGTTTTTATGAGTTTTTCTACCGTATTTACAATGTTGTTTTTGTGAAAATCCTTTTGGATGATTACAATTAATACTTTTTTTATATTTCATACTCCATTTTCCTCCCATCTTTTGTCTAGTTTTACTTTTTGTCATTATGGTATAATAACAGAAAATAAATTGTATTTACATTTCAAATGACGATTGAAAATCTAAAATTTTATTTTCATTTGGATAACCAATTGGATTACATAAAAATTGGATTTCATTTTTAATAACATTAGATGGTGTATGAGTATGTCCATATATCCAATATTTTATTTTATTCTCATTTGTTTCAATCAATTCATCCATATTACAATAAAACCATTGATGATAAGGTTCCATTTGTAAAGTTTTATATTTTATATCAATCAGTGAACTTGAAGGCATATGATGTGTTATAACGATACAATTTTCGTTTTTTTGTAATGCGTCTTGTAAAAATTCAACACTTAACATATTTAATTTATTATATTCAATATAATCAAAATTAGGTATACTATTTGTATCATTTATTTTGTAAGTTGGATCAGTAATTTTAGTCCATAATGTAGTGCCAATAAAACAATTATTTTCATAATTTTCATATTTATTATTCAAAAAACTAATATTATCAAATTGTTGAAAATAATTTTCCAAAAATTCATTTGTTTCTTGTATCGTTTTTGTTTTATTATAATATTCGTGATTTCCTGTAATATAAAATGTTTTTTTGAAATTTTTACTTATAAAGTTCATAAAAATATCATAATTTTCTTGATACGGATTACCAATATCCCCTGCTAATATACATATTTCGTTGTTACCAGATGGAATTTTTTGAATGAATTTTTTAATTTTATGTGGTTTAATAAACTCTAAATGTAAATCTGAAAAATACCTAACTTTCATATTGTTTATTATTACATAATAATGTTTATACATTTAATTTCAATTTTTAATAATTGGAATTTTAAATGAAAATCGATATCGTTCTTTTTCATTTAGTTTTGTTCTTTTTCCCAAAAAGTGAAAATATTTATTTGACAAACTGTATTGTTTTGGTTTTTTAGTTTTCAATACTTTTAATCGTACATTCATAATCATACCGACTTGCCATATGCGTTTATGTGTGTATTTTTTATTTTTATACAATTTTTCTAATTTACGAATAGTGTGTTTTACATCATCTAATGTTGTGTATTTTATGGGTATCGTATCTTTTGGATTTTTATCAATGTACACATCAAATGATTTGTTAGGATTATTTGGATTAAATAAAAATTGCTTTTTCATAAATTATACTTATATTTATAAAGTGTTGTCTATTAAATTATATATTTGTTAATCTTTTTTCCGACTATAAAACTGATTATGTTTGTAACTACTTCGGCTATAGACCCGTGCCAAAAATGAAGTTTAGAATTTTTAATGTTAAAAAACTTGTCAATGGGGTTAACATATTTTTCCATTCCTTTGTATACTTTAAAATTGTAGATTGAATTTTTAATATTTTTGGGTCGTTCAGATAAACGGCCTCCAAGATTGTGTATTGTCCATTTTTCATTTTTTTCTAATACCATTTCGAACAATTCAAATAATAAACCAAGCGTTTGAAACGTCCAAAAAAAGGATGGAAAGCATATTCCCAAAAATATAAAAAAAGAAATATGAACGTACTGAACTCCGAGTATCTCTCTTCTATAACAATTTGTTGTGTTTTTATAACCACATTGATATTTACCTCTATGATACATAACTATTACAAAACATATACAAACTAATATAACACCGTTTATGTTATTGTATAAGTCAATGTACATAATATATGTCTTTATTTTAAAGAAACCTCAATATAAGTGTGTGTGTTCTTCAATGTATAAGTTTAAAGTATATAAAAACATTTATTGTTATTATTTACTCTATGAAAATATTAGATGATGTAAAATTAGATTTTTCAGATGTTCTTATGTTGCCCAAAAGAAATGGGTATTCATCACGGTCCGAAGTCTCTCTAGAAAGAACACTTAAATTTAAATACTCACCTTATTCTTGGTCAGGCGTTCCTATTATGGTAAGTAATATGGATACAACGGGGACAATTGAGATGGCTCTTGAAATGGAAAAACACAAAGTGATAACTTGTTTACATAAGTATTATACAGTTTCTGACCTATTAATGGCAAATTTAAATAAAGAATATTTTGCTGTTTCAACAGGAATCAACACAAATGATTTAGATAATTTAGATAAAATAATGGGTGCGTTAGATGTCAAATTCATTTGTATTGATGTTGCAAACGGATATATGACGAAATTGGTTGACACTTGTAAAATAATTAGACAAAAATATCCTGAGAAAATCATTATTGCTGGAAATGTGTGTACATCGGAAGGAGTATTAGAATTAGTTATAGAAGGTAAAGTTGATATTGTTAAAGTTGGAATTGGAAGCGGTAGTTGTTGTACAACAAGAAGACAAACGGGAATTGGTATGCCTCAATTAAGCGCGGTGATTGAATGCTCTGATACAGCCCACGGTATTGATGCGCATATTATTAGTGATGGCGGTCTACAAGTCATTGGTGATTTTTCAAAGGCGTATGGTGCTGGGTCTGATTTTGTAATGAGTGGTTCGATGTTTGCCGGTCACGATGAAAGTGGGGGTAAACTCATTGAAGAAAATGGTAAAACATACAAAGTATTTTATGGAATGAGCTCAAACACGGCAATGAACACATATAGTGGTGGTGTAGCTAAATACAAAAGCAGTGAAGGAAAAACTGTAAAAATTCAACATCGCGGTCCTGTCGAAAATACAATTTTAGATATTCAAGGAGGTATACGTTCAACAATGACCTATATTGGGTCAAAAAAGATAAAGGATATTCCAAAATGTGTGACCTTTATAAAGGTAAACAGACAGTTAAATACGATTTATAATGGTAATGAAATATAACATTAGAATGTCATTTGGATTTGTATTTTTATTTACATTAATATTTAATATATCATACAAGCATATAACATAGTTTATATTATTATATATGTTAATGTACATAATAATATATATTTATTTTAAAAACTTCCCATTAATATGAGTTGACGCATAACAATTTGAAATATAATGTCCGTGCCTCCCGCAACGATAACACGACCTATTATTTTTAATTTGTGGTGTTTCATCTTTTATTACAATTTGTATTACAACTTGTGTCACTTCATTTTTCATATTATGTAATATTAATTTATCTATATTATCTGTTTCATCGTCAAATACAGGTATTAATTTATTTAATGCGCATTTCTTTTTTCTATGAGGGAAAAGTAAAGAGCTCGGGCAATTGCATTTTTCATTTGTTATAGGTTTCTTTTCTTCGATAAACTTTTTACAATCATTCGCAAAATGGTCTCGTCTTCCACAAATATAACATTTATTAGTAACACCACGAATTGTTTGATTTAATGTAGATATATTACTATCACTCAATTTAATTTCACAAAAACTTCCACCGCGTGTATTGTTGATGCCATATCTTTCCATGAATTGAATAGTATATTTATCTTCATCGTGTTCATCACAATTAGGTATAATATCTATTAATGTTATTGGTTTATATTTTTTGGTCCAATTTGAACTTTCCGCATTGAAATGTTGTTCTAACCTGAACGAAGGATTTGTTGTTTTGCCCACATAGTATTTTCCATTTTGTAGTTGAAGTATGTAAATAAATACCATTTTAATTATTATATATATAGTAAAGTTATTAAATCAATTTTATAAAGTAAAATACTTATTAGTAATAATCTGTAACATTATTCATTTCAATTGTACAATAAATAGGGTAATAAATACATAGATACAATTAATACAATAATATTCGTATTCGTATTTTGATTTACAAGATAGTAAGCAATTAAAGACGCCATTATCATCATCCCGCTATCCGCCAAAATTGCTTTATACGATGCTTCATTCGCATAATCTTTAAATGTATCAATCATTTTATTTACTCTTCTGGGTATATTGGTAAAAAAAACATAAAATAATATATCGTGAGTAATTTGTAATATTACAGCTAAACCAATAAATTTTATGATTGAAAAACTCTCAAATACGTAATAATAAATGAATCTTGTAATAATTAATACAATTAATATAATCAATACATCCGCTATAACCGCGGACAAATTGTATTGAGAGTACCATTTTTTTAAAACTTGTGAATTAAAAACTTTTGTATTTGCTAAAAATATTACGAATAAATCTGTAATTAAAACGGCGTTAAATAATGGTAAATAATCATTTATGTTATTGAAATCTGCTATATTTTTAATCATATTAATATGATGGAATATAATAATTGTTTCAAAATTATATATGTATAATATAATGTCCTCACGTAGAAATCCTCTAGGTACTCCATCAATATTTGCGGTAAATTTTCCATCTTATAGGTCGAGAGCCGTCGATAGGCCAGGAACTAGATATAGAGGAACTAGACCACAAGGCCCATTAATTGAAGCGCCCGTAATGAATCTTCCACAACATATGTTTAGAAGATTTGAACGACTTCGGGTTCCTTACCAACGAGGTGAACCAGTAATGAATCGAAATGTTGCGACAGGTACACTTGTTTCAGGTAATAGTTTAAATAATGGGTTGCCTCGCGCGAATCCACTTCGTGCGTCAGCATCAGTAAGAGAAACACCACATCCTTCTACTCTTGCTATAAATCATTTAGTTTCTCTCAACAGGGATACATTAAGATATGTAACAAAAAGAGGTAGATTGGTTAATCCATACGGAATACTATTTGAAGATTTAGAAAGAGATTTTGATGAAGTAGCCGAAGAATTAACAGGGATATTAACTAAACTACATATTGAACCAGATGAGCTTGACCGCGCAAGATATTTACTTCAATTAATGAGTGAATTTGACCGAGAAAGAACAAATATAGTCAAGGAAAATATAGAACGCATTTTGTCTGAAAAACGAGGAAGACAAATGGCAAATAAAATACGTGCAAGACCTCGTACATTGCGTAATAGAGGTCGGTCATTGGGACGCAGAATAACACGCGGAATACAACGGCGGCTTGGAACACGTGCTTCTAGAAATTCAAATTCAAATAATGAGTAAATCTTTAACTTTATTATAAAATAGGTTAAAATGATTATAACATCTCTCAATTAAAATAATATTAAAGGTAAAAAGTTAATATTATTATATGTGCGAAGGTGATGGTAAATGCTTAACAGAATGTAATTGTAGGTACTTAAAAGATACAAGTGATTGTCATTGTTATAATTATGAACACGGTCATTTAAAAAGTGATACAACACGTTTTTGTATAATAGAGAGCAAATGCAAATTCAGGTGTGTTTTAAAAGATTGTAAAACTATAGCATATTGTGGAGAGGCATATCCCGAACGATATTATAAAACACCCAAATTAACTTCTGGAGAGCAATGTAATTATTGCGGAATATTCAAAGTAAAATTTCCAAAAATAAAAGGAAATTGTCATATTTGTAATGAGGATAAGTTTTTAATAGAAACATATTGTAATCATCAATTTTGTTTGGTTTGTTTAATACAAATTAATCCAGATAAAGATGAAATGGATAATCCTTGTCCTGTATGTAGAGAAAGAATAGAGTTTAATCATTTTTAGTTAATAACTGAATAAGATCATCTCTCTTTTTTCCAGATATATTTAATCCCCGTTTTTTACATTCTTCTTTCAATTGTGATAAATTCATATTATTAAACTCATTTTTTTCTGGTAAAACTTCATCTACATCGTGTTTCATACTCACTAGAGTATTTATAGGTTCTTCATTTTTCTTTTCATTTGCGTGTTTATAACGTTTATGATTAGATAATTGTTTTGCGTTATCACAACCAAAACCGCAATGACAATACATTTTCATTTTTTTAGATATACCTGATTTATCATCTAAAAATTTACTTAAATCAGGCATATCTAAACTATCTATTTGTACACAAGCACTTTTATGTTGTTCTTTTAAAAAGTCTTTTAGTTTTTCTTTCTTTTCTAAAAATAAAATAAACTCAGAATTTATTTTGTTTAATATTTCTTTATCAATAATAATACCATTTTCTATTTCTTCTTGAGTTATTTTTTTAATTTTTGGAGACATATTATCGATAATATATACTGCTTGTTTTATTTTATCTTGAGAGAAATTCACATTATGTAAATAAATTAATATACAACCGTATTCGTTTATTTCTATAGTATATGGTTTTTTACCAACAATACCTGTGTATTGACTCATCATAATCGAATGTAATTTTTTATTAGAAACATCTCTCATAAATTTGTCTGTTTCTTTAGTATCTACATTTGTTTGGTATGATTTAGTTTCAAACATAATGTATTCCTCATTATTACGTTTTAAAATAAAATCGCCTGAAGCAGTCTCTCCTGTTGTATTAATTATTTCATCTTCTGGAAACATATCAATTAATATACGTTCCAAATCTTTTTCAGAGCAAGCGCCTTTAAATTGAGATGAAATTTTATATTTATTTAAATATTCACTCATTTCTGTATATAATTTGTCAGATGTTGATTTAGATAAAGCCATATCTTCTTTAACTGAACCTAATTTTGTAGTAATATGGTCTTGATTCGAATGAATTAAATTAAATAATGGTTGTTGTATTAAAGATAGTTTACTATCAAATGATAATAAAAAATCTTGTAAATTTGTTTCAGAATGAGTTATTAAGTACTGTTGTAAATCGCATTGTATTGTTTTTTGTGACATATTTAGATGGTCTTGTATTTTTCTAGATAGTTCTTCGTGCATAACAGGTAAAGATGTACGTATTCTTTCAATATAATTTTCAATATTAGTATTTAAAAGTGCTGTTATTTTTTCTGTATTTTCATTATTGATTGAAGATATTACTAATTTAGTTGTATCTAAAAAGTTGCGATTGTTTTCTTGTAATGTGCTATTAATACTATCTTGTAAAATACTTACAGAGTGTTTAATGTCTTTTACATCAGTAATGATTTGTCCTTGGTTTGTGATAAATGAAAACAATGGTTGCTGAATAGTAGATAATTTTGAATCAAAACTAGAAATAAATTCATTTAAAGGAGCATCATTTTTAGTAAGGTATTGTTGTATATCAACTTGTAATGATTTATGTACAAATGATAATTGCTCTTGAATTTTTTTATTTATATCTTCATTTCCTTTTGGAATAATTAAATTTAATCTTTCTATAAATGAATCTGTATTTTTATTTAATAATTGTGATATATATTCTTTATTATCATTTGTAGATACAGATATTACTAGTTTTGTTTTTTCTATAAACTCTTCATTTGTTTTAATTATTTTTGTAAATAATGAATCTTGTAATGATGTAAGTTGTTGTTTCATATCTCTTACTTCAGACATTATTTGTCCTTGAAAAGTATTTTGTAATAAAGCAGTCATATCAGTACTTAATTGTTCTATAAAGTCTAATAAAATTATATTCATCGTTTCAATATTTATTCCAGTGTTCTTTTTATAATAGTCATATATGCGTTTGTTACATATAACAGTCTCGTACTTACTATCCATCTCTCTATAATTATTATTATAAAGTTTCTTTAAATACATTTTTATGAGAATCATAAATGAGAAATATATGAGACTCATAATTTTATGAGAATCATAAATGAGAAATATATGAGTTTCATATTTTTATGAGTTTCATAAATGAAAAA